GCACAGATCTTTCCTCTAGGTCCTGGATGTCGTATCCAAAAAGATAAATGTTTTTCTTTTCCATCCACAATGACAACATCAATGCCATGCTCTGTTCACTGAGTTTTTCGATCTCCATTCCGGTGCTCTTGACTGCGGGCATGGAAGGCAGTGAATCTATCTGTTCAAAAAACACGTATTTTTTGTACAATTTGTCCGGAGACAGTATGATTGTGTTCCTGAAAGATGGCGAATTCAGCATGTCCTGTAGTCGTGTCTCGCTGTTGACCACAGCATAGGGAAAAATATGGTCTTTCCTGGTGTTTCCTGCTAGTATGACGTCAGAAAAAGACAGCAATTTGGAAACGTCATACGGCATTATGCTGGGACCAATAACTACGCAGTTTTCTGAATTCATGTTTAATTTTACTATTTAACGAACAAAAAATCAACGATTTACTAAATACCATTGTTATAACACAAAAAAACAAACGTTTGGAGAAATTTAATGGCTATAGGTAGAATATCAGGACAGATGTTGAAGTCCAACCTTTTAAGGTCGGGCACGGATTTAGCATTCGAAACATCATTATTGGTCCTTGACGTAACAAATTCAAGAGTGGGTGTGGGCACAGCCTCACCGGCAACAACATTTCACGTATCGGCGACTGACGCAATAAGATTACCATCAGGTAACGATGCACAGAGACCGGGCACACCAGCCAACGGTGACATCAGATACAACACGGACCAATCAAGGATCGAAGGTTATTCCAACGGTGCTTGGGCAAACATGGCTTCTGGTACAGAATTAAAAGACGCGGACGAAGACACAAAAGTCAACGTTGAAGCGTCATCAGATCTAGATGAAATCCATTTTGATGTAGCAGGCACACAACGAGGCAAGATCTCGGCCAGCACAGTGGAATGGGGGGTCACAGGAATCTCGACAACAGCATCAACAATCACAAGTTTGACAACAAACGGCGACATCACACTTACTCCAAATGGTACAGGTAAAGTCGCAGTAAGTTCAAACATGGAAGTGACAGGTAACCTTACAGTCAATGGAACAACAACAACCATTGATTCAACAACGTTAGTGATTGAAGATCCACTTATTCAATTAGCGAAGAACAACTCAGGTGGAGCGGCCAACACGTTCGACCAAGGTTTATTCTTCAACAGAGGATCAGACGACAACGTGTCATTCTTATGGGACGAGTCAGCGGACGAGTTCGTTTTTGCTGTAACATCAGGTGAAGACGGAACCACAGCAGGTAACGTAACGATAGATTCATACGCCAACATACACGCGGCAACAGGTACTTTCGCAAACGTAGATGGTATCTTGGGTGCCAACACAGCGGCGGCGGCAACTGTAACAACATTGGACGCAAGTTCGACTGTGGGATTAGACGGCGCAGTTACAATTAACGAATCAGGTGCGGCGGTTGACTTCAGAATCGAAGGTGACACAGATACTCATCTTTTCTTCGCAGATGGTTCTGCGGATCAGATCGGTATATCGACATCATCTCCTGGATATGTTTTGGATGCTTCGGGATCAACTGATGCATTAAGATTGCCTATAGGTAACACATCAGAAAGACCTTCGGCGGCAACAGGTATCATCAGATACAACTCACAAACAGGAAAATATGAAGGCTGTACAGACGGATCAACATTCGTTGAGTTCGCAACTGCGGGCGATGTGCCGATCATATCTAAAGTTTCAACGACGGGTGATGGTTCTACAACAACTTTCACTGGATTCTTTGGTACAGCACCGGCAGGTGTTGCCAACGTGTTGGTGTTCATCGACAACGTTTTCCAAGAACCAACTGAGAACTACAGTGTTTCATCAAACAACATCACATTTACTAGTGCTCCACACTCAGGAGCAAGGATATTTGCTATCGTTGGTTTTGATAACACAGCACTGGCATCGGGTGGTGTTGCTAGATCAGAAACATCAGCAGTGAATTACACATCTAGTGCGACAACAATCATGAGTTACAATGCCACAACTTACAGGTCAGCAGAGGCCTTTATCACTACTACGGATTCTGCCAACACAGAATACGAAGTGGCCAAAGCATTGATTGTACACGATGGCTCAACTGCCTATGTCACAGTTTATGGTCAGACTTCTTCTACAGGTTCGGACCTATCAACATACACAGCGACACTGTCAGGTGGCTCTGTGCTGTTACAGGCTGTATCAGCAGGCGGACAACAGTCGGCCAAGGTACAATACTCATTATCAGGCGTATAATAGATAATTAGACATTAAATTCAACCCCTTGCGGTAAATACAACTGCAAGGGGTTTTTCTTTGCATTTTATTAACAATCATGAGGGAGACATGGAACCATGACAACAAGAAACTTCAGAGTAAACAATGGTCTTTCGGTAGGTGATGTAGTATTAAGTGCATCAACCAACAAGATCACCGGTCTATCAACATCGGCACCAAGTGCAGATGGTGACGTGGCCACAAAAAAATATGTCGACGATTCAATTTCGGCGCTATCAAACACAGCAATCACAGATGGCAACACAGACATAACAGTTGCCGATTCAGGTGTAGGAACTATAACTGCCACAGTCGATGGAAACACAGAGATGACCATCACCGATGCGGGTGTTAGGGTACACGGAAACTTGACTGTTGACGGAACAGAGACAATCGTTAACACAACTACATTATCAGTAGAAGACAACCTAGTTGAAGTGAACAGAAACGTTTCATCAAACGCAGGCATGCCAACTATTTCAGGTATGGTGGTGTCAAGAGGTGCTGGATCTACAGCAACAGAACAGGCTCTATACTGGGCGTGGGATGAATCATTTGCTGATGACGGTACAACTATCTATGGAAACGCAGGTGGTGCCTGGACAGCATTCAAACAACCAAGAGGCGACGAATCAGGACCGGGTGCAGATGCTCTTGTAGACATAAGAGCCAACGTAATCCACGCTACTTCAACTTCGGCCCAATACGCCGACGTTGCTGAAAGATTTGCGGCTGATGAACCAATGGCGGAAGGTGCCGTTGTGATGTTGGGCGGATCACAAGAGATCACTGAAACAGCAGAAGACAAGTCTTCAAAAGTGTTTGGTGTTATATCAACAAGACCAGCATATGCCATGAACGCAGGCGCTGGTAACAACGATTCACACCCATTTGTGGCGATGACTGGTAGAACACCAGTTAGGGTTACAGGTGCTGTGGCCAAAGGCGACAGATTAGTTAGTTCTTCTATCAAAGGAACTGCCAGAGCAGTGTCTGAATCAGAAGACATCAACCCATTCCATGTGATTGGCAGAGCACTAGAAAGCAAAGCCGACGAAGGTATCGGAATGGTAAATTGTGTGGTTAGAACCAACAACTAATAAGTAAAAATACTCTTCCTAGTAAAAGGGCGGCCATTGTGTCGCCCTTTTCATTTATACACTAAATACACATACAGTTTGGCCCACTATGTAAAGGGCTCTCGAAGCGTTTGCTTCGTGACATAAATTTATAACGGGAGACCTATCGATATGGCCATTGGTCGTATATCTGGGTCGGTGTTGAAGTCAAATTTGACTCGTAACGGCACGGACCTTGCATTTGAAACAAACCTATTGTACCTCGATGTCACTAACAGCAGGATAGGTATAGGTATCTCGGAACCCACACAACAGTTGCACGTAAATGGCACAACTCTCACAACTGCCTTGAGCGTGACAGGATCATCGACACTAGACGGTGTCACAATAACCGACAACACAATATCAACAAACGCATCCAATTCAGACCTGGAACTGTCAGCCAATGGGTCTGGCACAGTAAAAATTTCAGGAATCAATTTTCCCACAACAGACGGATCAAATGGTCAGGTCATACAAACCGACGGCTCGGGCAACTTAACCTTCGCTGAGAGTTCTGGTGGTGGTGGTGGAAACAACACTGCCGTAACACAGTTCTCGTTCAACAAACTGACGACAACCCAGACAGTTGTGGACGAATTCGACATCAATGAATACAGAGGAGCGGTATATCATGTCGGAATCAATGACATAACAAACAGTCTGATAGGTACGACCACAGTGAATGTGGTACACAACAGCACCACATCATTCATCAGTCAGTACAGGACCAACGAAGACAGCACCAACCTGGTCACATTCACAACCAGCATAAGTGGAACCAAGGTTAGATTGTTGGCATCAGCCAACGCTCAGAGTTCACATGTAAATCTAAAATTTTACAGGATCGCATTGGGTGATCATCACACAACTGTGGCCAACACCAACAGTAAAATCATAGTCAGCAGTACATCGATACTGTCTAGTGCTACCACAATAGATCAATTCACTGCCACAGATATTAGATCAGCCAAATATTACATTCTGATCAAAAACGGAACAAACGAAGATTATCAACTTTCCGAATTGAGCCTTGTACATGATGGATCAACAGTGTACATCAATGATTACGGCAAGACTTCTACCAATGCCAATCAGTATCCTGCCACATTCTCTGCAGACATAAGTGGTTCAAGTGTTAACTTGAAAGCCACAGCCGGCGGCGGAGTAGAGTCCACTGCCACCATGTATAGATTAGATCTTGGTAGCACCACAAAATTGGGAGAATATGACAACGCAGTTTATGGCAAAGTCACTGATAGAGAAATAAGAACAGTAGAAATCAACAGTGACACCACATTCGGTACCTCAGTAGGCATAGGTACGACCTCCAAGGTCATTGACCAGTTTACGAAAACAGATTATGACAGCGCCTACTATTTTGCCGTGACTAAAAATCTTACCGACGACGAATTGGGCACGGCCCAGATCAGTCTAGTGCATGACGGCACCACTGCCTTTGTCAGTTCAGGAGGAGTGGTCAATACAGGTGCCTCAAGTGATCAATTGACCTACAGTGCTTCACTGTCGGGATCAACAGTCAGCCTAGATGCCACTGGAACAACTGCTAGTAACTCTGTTTCGTTCTACAGGATCAATCTGGGAGACAACACTGCGGCATCTTCGGGTGCGCCGACTTCAAAAATAATCAACCTTGATGTTGACAGTGCTGTGGAAAACTTGGACACATGGAGTGCCTCTGTCTATCGAGGAGCAAGATATTTTATATCATGCAGTTCAGACAACGGCGAACTTTCAAACATAGAGGCAATGGTGGTACACAACGGATCCGATGCTTTTATCTCATCGTTCAATGAAAACTTCACAGGAAACAACAGCCTGATAACACTATCCGCTGACGTCTCCGGAGGAAATGTTAGGTTAAGGGCAAGTTGTAACACAAACACCGTGGTCAAAATGTATAGGATTATATTGGGAGACTCGGAAACCGCTACCACAGGCACATACAACAATCTACTTGATTCGGTCACTGTGAGTTCAGGAGCCACAGCGATAGATACCATAGACACTTCCAATTATGTCGGTGCCCATTACGTGGTTGTGGGTAACAATTCATCCGAGGGTGCGAGTTCGATCAGTGATGTGTATGTTGTCACGGATGGATCAGATGCCTACGTGGGTTCTTCAAGTGTCAGCACAAAAGGAACGGACCAACTCACTTTCACCGCATCACTCAGCAACGGCACCATAACACTGAACGCACAAAGCACCAGTGGCTCCAGCACAACTGTAAACGCTTACAGGACACACCTAGATGTGCCAACAGGCGGTGATGGTGTTGTCACATTGGACAAGTTCAGCACTTATGCTATAAGATCCGCTACCTATTTTATCAGCATCGAGGGAGACAGCGAATATCAAAATTCTGAAATAACATTAACCAATGATGGTTCAGACAGTTACATCACAGAACAGGTTGTGAGGAGCGGATCATCCGACCTTGTAACTTTCACCGCCGACGTTTCATCGGGTGAAGCGAGATTGATCATGTCCGGCAACACAGGAAACAACACTGTGAGATTTGCGAGGATGTATGTTGAAGAACCTTTGATGTACAGAGCGACCAACGACAGTTCAAACAATCTTTATGCCAACGCATCCAATTTCACATTGAGTGATAGCCTGGCATCATTCGCAGGAGCGACAGGGGCATTGACACTACCAAACGGTACCACGGCACAGAGACCAACCGGTGCCAATGGTATGTTGAGGTACAACACATCTCTGTCAAGGTATGAGAAATGGGATGGTTCGGAATTCGTGGACATACTAGCCACCACCACCGCGGCCGCTGACACAGACAACACAAGTTCACCAACTCCGGAAACCGGCCTAGGAACAGCACAGTCGGTAATAGATCAATTTTCAACATCAAGTTTTGACAGTGCTTACTACTATGCGGTCACAAGAGACGAGATCAACAACGATGTAGCCACGGAAAGATACACCTTGGTTCACAACGACTCACAGGCATTTGTGTCATCATCCAACGGTGTTCAGTCAGGATCGGCAGACCACATGAGCGTTGACGCCGACATATCCGGAGGCAATGTTAGGTTACTGGCCACAGGAGCAAGTGTGGTCAACTCCGTGTCTTTGTTCAGGATAGGCCTGGGAGATTCGACAACAGCATCAAGTTCTGGAAACACAGCAACCATACTCAACACAGACGTGGACAGTGCTGTAGAAAATTTGGATACCTGGAGTGCAACCACATACAGAGGCGCCAAATATTTCATATCAGTTAGTGCCGCCAACGGAGAACTTTCAAACCTTGAAGCGGTGGTTGTGACAGATGGTTCAGATGCCTACATATCAATTTACAATGAAATTTTCACAGGCAATGATTCCTTGCTGACCCTGTCGGCAGATGTTTCTTCGGGTTCGGTAAGATTGAGGGCATCCGGCAACACACCAAACTGCAATGTCAAGATGTACAGGATACTGCTTGGAGATTCAGAAACAACAGCAACAGGTGACACTATTAAGACAGTGGGAGCATCCAGTGTCAGCAGTAGTGCCACATCCATAGACACTTTCTCAACCGAATCTGTGACAGGTGCTCAGTATGTTGTAGTTGGATACAATTCAGCGGAAGGTGCCGCCAGCATTTCTGAAGTACATGTGGTCACTGATGGTTCCGACGCATATGTCAGTTCTGGACCAATAGTGTCAAGCAAAGATTCAGATCAATTGACATTCACGGCCTCACTGTCGGGCACGACTGTAACAGTCTCAGCGGCATCTACGTCGGGAGGCTCTACTACTGTCAATGCATGGAGAGTTTCTTTGTTGCGTACAGAATCGGGTGCATCAACTTCAGAACAGGTATTGATTACTCCTGAACAAACCATTACAGGAGCCAAAACATTCGACAGTCCGATTGCGTTGACAGTCGGTTCAGATCCTGCTACAGTAGCCGACAAGGCCCACATATATGCCAAAGATGAGGCCGCTAGTGCTGAAGTTTATGTCAGAGATGAAGCGGGCAACGTAACCAAAATATCACCACACAACGCTCAAGGCGAGTGGGAATACTATTCAAAAAACACACGAACTGGTAAAACTGTGCGTGTTAATATGGAAGAAATGATCAGAGATATCGAAAAACTTACTGGTAAAACTTATATTAAAGATGAATAGTTGACAGATGTCTTGTCCTAGTATATAAATAGAAGTCTATAACAAACACACACAAACACAAACAAAAAGGAGAATGTTATGGCAAACACAACAAGAAACGGCTACGAAATCAGAGCCGACCTACTAGGACTAGCAAAAGATATTGCTCAGTTCAACTATTCAGTTAAACTCAACGAGTACGAAATGTCATCAAAAAAAGATGGTGATCAAGTAGTGACTGAATTTAAATTTCCAACTATCTCTGCCGAGGACATAATAGAGCAGGCCAAGAAGTACAACGACTTCGTGACCAACGCTGTGCCACAAGGCAACGAGACTGCGAAAATACTAATGGAAAATGTTAGACAGTTCAATGAAAAGGTGCAGGAATCATTCAATCCGGCCAAGATCACAGAGAACGTGAAACAGTTCCAGGACAGCGTGAAAAGTTACACAGACGCTTTCTTCAGCAAAGCAAAGAAAGACTAGAACAATAATGTTCAACGCGGGCAATTTCCAGGAGTATGACTATGAATCCGAATGGATGGAATGTTCCTGGAAAATTGCCTACGGTCAAATTCATTTGGTATCTTCATACGAAAGTCTCAATTCGAAAAATAAAAGACGTCTAAGCAAAAACCATTTAAATACACATGATGGAATTTGCCTGTCTACAAAATAAAAATAATATTCAAAAAGATTTTATCCTGGCCACAGTGCCATGGACAGATTCAAATATTCCGCTGATGGCACCTGCGGTGCTCAAACCCATAATAGAAAAAGCAGGTTTGAGTTGCCTTAGCGTTGACTTGAATGTAGAGATTTATAATTTCACAAAGAAATACAAAAATAGAAATGACATAATAAGATTCTTCTTTGATGAATTTGTCAATAATGACACGAAACAAATTCTCAATGACATGTTGTTCAACATAGCCAGACAAATTGTTTCGTTCAAACCCAAATATGTAGGATTAAGCATTTTCAGTTACATTTGTCAAAGGAGCGCCAAATGGATATCATATTTTATTAAAAAACTGGATCCCAATGTCATCATACTCGTAGGCGGAGCAGGCTGTAACAAGGCATTTACTGGAAAATCGCAATTTGTTGAGGACATGCTTAAAATGAAACTGATAGATTTCCACATCAAAGGAGATGCTGAGAAATCTTTGTTTGAATTTCTTCAAGGAAACACAGCACACGACGGAATCAACACAGACACTTGGACGCAGATTAGCAGACAAGAGATGTCAACATTACCGGTTCCAGATTACGGCGATTATAATTTTGATGTCTACGAAAAAAAGGCTCTTGCCATAGTTGGAAGTAGAGGATGTGTGAGACAGTGCACCTATTGTGATTTCATAGTGAACTGGCCAAAATTTCATTGGAGAGACGCCGAAGATATTTTTGAAGAAATGTTGAGCCAGAGCAAAAAATACAACATCAGATTTTTTAAATTCCAAGATTCGCTAGTTAACGGCAACCAAAAAGAATTTTTGAAATTGTGCAGAATGTTGGCCAAACACAATCTTGAAAATCCAGATTGGAGACTGCAGTGGAACGGGCATTTCATATACAGAGAATCACACGACAAGTCAGACGACGAATGGAGATTGTTGCGTGACAGCGGAGCGACTAATCTAATGGTGGGCATAGAAAATCTTAATCAGCATATAAGATTTGCCATGGGTAAAAAATTTTCAAATAAAGCCATAGATGATCATTTGTATTATGCTAAAAAATACAATATCAAACAGTTCTTGATGAACATTGTAGGTTACGTAAATGAAGTGGAAGAAGACATTGATTTTATAAAGGATTGGTTAAAAAATCATACCGAATACAAGGATGTCATACATCTGCAGTGGGGTGGCACTTTGGGTATTTTTCCAAATACATTTTTAGACAAGAACAAAGAAGACCTAGGTATTGAAATGATAGGTGATCAACCCAGTCTATGGATCAATAGAAAAACAGGTAGCACTCCACAGTTGAGAGCAAGGTGGGCCAACGAGTTGAATGATCTAAGCAAAAAACTTGGATATAAAGTGGCGGATAACATCGACAATCATTACCTTTTAGAAACGTTAATAGCATGATGAATCAATCTGAATGTCTCATATCAATTGAGTTTGAGTTTTTTCCATTAAGGAACAAGAACATGTCTGTATCTGCAGAGTTGAATGATGAGATTGATGTTATAGAGGCAGAAAATCATTTCACAACAACAACAAAGACATACACAAAAAAAATAACATTACCTCAAAAAATAAAATTAAAATTCAACGGAAAAAATAACAAAATAGATACCATTGTCAATAAAGATGGAGAAATTATTGCTGACAAACATGTTAAAATCAAATCGATAAAATTAGATGTTTTCGAATGCAGTGAAATATTTTTGAAGCAAAAATTAAATCTGATAACAAATGACAAAAAATCATTACAAACCAACTACATCGGTTTTGATGGTACTATGGAAATAGATTTATTAGAAGATAGCGTCTTTAAACAATTTACAACGATGAACAGTTAGATTTTTTTGACTTTTTCTCTATTTTTGATATGTGCGTCTTCGATTAGTTTTTTGTTCTGTCCGTAATATTGTACAGCATAGTATTCTTTACACATGGCAAGATTGACATTGTCTCCATCACAAAATATTTCTCCCAGAATTCTGCCAAATTTACCTGTTTCTGAATCTTTGTGTGTTTTGATTGTAATTTTTTTTGCTTTTTTCAATCTGCTTTGAAGGTATTTTTTGCTCATGAGACCAAACTCTTTCTCAACCTTGTCTCTGGTTCTTGATTCCGGGGTGTCTATACCAAACAACCTTACTCTACTCTTATACAGTATATCAAATCCCATATCTATGACAACATCAATAGTGTCACCGTCGACAATTTTTGTTACTTTGCTTACTCTATAACTGAAATCAGTTGGATCGCCTAATTGTGGTCCTCGTTTTGCCATACAAAGTATTTATGGTAATATTATACTATTAAATCTAGGATAGTCTGCAGTTTTCCCTTGATAGACTTATTGTTCAATGTATTCCTTAGACCAGCATGAAGATTTTTTGGCCAGCATTCAAAGGCACACCAAGCATAGGATGAGTGTTCGTGATTTAATCGAGGTAGGAATTCGTCATGAACGGCGATTACATAGGTATTAAAGAAAAATTTTTGATCATTGGAAGTGAACAGTTCTAATGGAATCACTTTTTTAAAATTTGGTGTTGAGCCTAATTCTTCCGCAACTTCTCTCTTTAATCCTTCAAACGCTGACTCTTGAAAACGAGTTTTACCTCCTGCTAATCCCCACAATCCACGTGTTTTTCCGTCGGTCCTCTGTAGGAACAGGAACCGTTTGGTGTTTACAGCATAGAATAATGCACCTGAACAAATTATATTTTTTTCCATCTATTGATTATAACACAAGAGTCCACTTGCCTGCAACATAGATTCCTTCATAACTTTTGACCCATGCACCATTAGTGAATTTGTATTGTATACCAGTGTTTGAATTTGTGACATATGCCACTGTGGAATCTGGATCAGAAGCGTCCCATACCACTCCCCATTTACCAGTTGAACTATTGTATTCTATAATGTCATTCACACTTGCTCTAAGATTACCCCAGGCAGTGGCATCAAAGGTGTTAGTTGAATCACCTATATCATTAACCACAAGATATCTAGTTCCGTTTGCGGGTGTACCGGGATCAAATGTTAGAGGATTTACAATTTTAGACACAGCAGTGAGTGTGTTGGCAGGCACAGTGTCTGAATCTATGCTGAATATCAGTATTGACTCGTCAAGGGGTGACGGAGCAATAGTCCCTACCACTTCATTTCCGTTTTCCTGAACAAGTTTAATTTGTGATATACCATTTGTTATTTTGCCGTATTGATTCAATAATGTGTTCCAGTTAATCGGTGGACCAAATGTTGTAAAAGGATCAAGGTCAGTGGCAGTAGCACCTGTGTAATAACCGTCGCCTCCCGAACCCACGTTTATACCTGTGGTTCCAAACAGTCTTAACTGATTGCCTGACAAGAACAGATTAAAACTACCCGGCGTTATATAACTTCTCGAAAGTAATGAACCGTCTATGAGACCTTTCGTTATACCACCATCATCGTCATACACGGACATAATAATTTTTTCTACCACACCTAATTTAGACACTTTGACCGGTGGAGATAACCAAATAGGCATCGAGAAAGTCATCGTGGCAACGTCGATTTCGGAATCGGCACCCACAGGTATCGTCCTCGATGAGAAGGACACACTTTCTAATTCTATGTAACTCAAAGATGTCCAGTCTATATAATTGTCAGATTTTTGTATCTCAAAATCCGGATTAAACAAGTAAAGGATTTGTTCCATTATCTGAAGTTTCATATCGGTATTTGTGGTGAATATATCGGCAGTTACATTTAGACGGAAAGGCGAAGGCATAACCTTTTCTACGGTATAACCAGCACCTAAATTTTCGTTGTATGTGCCATCGGCATTTCTGTCTCTCTGTTTCAAATGTTGTTTTTCGATATGATAAGGATTCTGCATTCTTTCCCTGTCATATTCGAGACCTGTGATGTAGGCCGCAATCTTTGGTGCGTAAACCAAAGAGTTTTCAGAATTTTGTTTTAAAATATTTGCTACCTGACGAGTCATGTCACCATAAACCACAGGTACCTGTTTGAGTTGCACAGAACCATCTGCTCCTTTGCCTACCTCAATATTGAAATTGCTTAAAACACGTATGAATTGTGTCAAAAATTTCCTTATTTGTCCTTCGTAAAAATGTAACATTAATCGTCAGCCTTTGGTTTCAAGGCCTCGGTAAGTGATTGCCTTTGTTCCACGGTTAACCCGTTTATTGTTGAACTGGTTGTGTTATTGATAAAACTGGTTTTGTAATTTGTTCTTGAATCATTGTTTGTTGTTGTCATTCTTATTGCGTCTTCTACTTTAATCCATCTTGTTCCGTCGTAACGGAACAACCTGTTAGGTAGATAATCTGTTCTTAAGAAGTAATCACCTTTATCAACACCCGATGTAGGGAATGATGTACCATGTCCCGCCACATAGCCATTCGGTGGTATTCCGTCTCCATCCAGATAGAATCCATAATGCGATGCGGCCGGTGTGTCTATCACAGCATTGATTGATTCATCTGACGATGCTTGACCTTCTGATATGCCTTCTTTTCTGATGTTGCCTCGCTCATCAATTGGAGTAACATAATATTGTTTATAATTAAATCCTGATTTAGGAGCATCTGCTTCTGCTTGATTCACTATCTGTGTATTGATTTCTTTTTCTCGATTGTATGTGCTCATGTAAGAAGAAAGAGTATTGCCGGTATCTCCCACTTCTTTCTCTAGAATATCTTTGTATTCTTGTGAATCCACAATTGATTTTAATTTTAATCTTAGTAGATGTGGCCACCAAGTCTGTGAAAATCCTTCTGCGGCTCTGTTGACATCTTCCACCACATAGAATCTTTTCAGTGCTATGGGTATATTTTCATCCAAAGAAAAATCGTCTTTCATGTGAGGCAATTCGATTACATCGCCTGCCATGATTTTTCTTCCAACTCTTTCCACAGTGTCGTTTAGATGCACAGTCATGAACACAGTGTCATTCTGTAGGAACATACCAAACTGCGATAGATTAAAATCAATGTCCTGTACATTGTAAATGCCTCTTATGATATACACGTCTTCGGAGTATTTTCGGTCTCTGTTTTCCAAAAACAACAAATCTTGTATGGTCCTTTCATTTAGGCTGTCTCCGGAATATTGTGGTTGTGTGGGAGAAGCCGCACCGTCTTTGTTGGTGCTTCCTTGGTCGTATGGTCCTAAATATTTGTGAAGATAAATGTCGGTGCCACCCACAGTGAACTGCTCATTTATGGTTTTATCCATGAATCTGTAATCATTGCCTTTTTCAGGCTTGTATAATGAAAGTCTTGGCATCCTACACATATTTATTGAATGCGGCACTACCATAAATATGTGTATGTCAGAGTTACAAACAGGTCAACAAGAAATATTTGATTACGTAAAAAACAACCTCGGTGAGGGCATGGTCGATGTGGAATTAGACCCTAAACACTATGAAACAGCACTTGAAAGAGCCGTAAACAGATACAGACAACGTTCTTCAAATGCCACCGAAGAATCATACAATTTCTTGGAACTTAAACAGAATCAAAACAAGTATATCTTGCCCGACGAGATCATAAATGTGAGACAAGTTGGTAGGAGAACAGTTGGATCAAGGACAGAAGGCGGTGAAGGTGGAACACTTTTTGAACCATTCAACCTTGCCTACACAAATACCTATCTTTTAAGGGCAGGCGCAACAGGTGGTCTGGCCACTTATTATGCCTTTGCTTCTTATCAAGAACTTGTGGGGAAAATGTTTGGTTCATTTATACAATTCCATTATGACAACGCTACAAAGACTTTGACTATCACTCAGAGACCAAGAGCAGATTCCGAAACCGTGATACTTCATTGTGATAATTTTAGACCGGACATTACTCTTTTCAAAGACATATATTCTAAACCATGGATCAGAGATTACACGCTGGCAGTATGTAAAATCATGCTGGGCGAGGCCAGAGGCAAATTCAATACAATCGCAGGTCCACAAGGTGGAACGACATTAAACGGAGATGCACTCAAGGCAGAAGGTGTAGCAGAGATGGAACGTCTTGACGGTGAGATCAACAACTACCAAGAAGGTGGTACACCTTACAGTTTTGTTATAGGTTAATTCTTGAAAAATCTAAATTAAATACAGCACAAAACAGGCAAAAGAAAGGCACATAATTATGGCAAGAAACAAATACTTCTCAAAACTTTCTGAACTATCTTTCAGACAACTCAAGCAATTGACAATAGCATTTGAAGTTCTTCTAAAGGCAGGTCCTAATTGGAAAATAACATTTCACTTACTGAATGCTGTCGGAGAAATCAAAAAAGAACTAGAAAAAAGACTTAAGGACTTGAAAACCAAATAAAAATCTGTTAGTATAATCCTTATGCTTATAGGTTTAGTTGGTTTGATAGGTTCTGGCAAAGACACTGTTGCGGCCAGACTGGTGCAGGAACACGGATTCAAGAGAGATTCTTTTGCCAAAAGTCTCAAGGATGCTGTGTCGTTGATTTTTAATTGGGACAGAACCATGTTGGAGGGCCAAAGCAAAGAATCACGAGAATGGCGTGAGAAAGAGGATAAGTTTTGGTCACATAAATTTGGAAAACCAATAACCCCACGTTGGGTACTTCAATATTTCGGAACCGAAGTATGCCGAGGCGGAATGCTTGACACTATATGGGTAGACAGCCTAGTTGCTAGGTACCATGGTGAAAAGACAGTGATATCAGACACACGTTTTGTGAATGAAATTAAGACAATCAGAGAACAAAATGGAAAAATAATTCTAGTAAAACGTGGAGAGATTCCTAGCAGAGAAAAAATGCAGGCATCGGGTGCTCACCAATCGGAATGGGATTGGATCGGGTGTGAGTTTGATCACACTATAGAAAACGACAGCACTCTAGAAAATTTAAACACTAATATAGACACACTTATTCATCAACTTCAAGATCACCAATAGACCAGCCAAGATCTTGCGTACTTTTTAACCTTTGGCAATTGGCACAAATAGTTTTAAGGTTATATTGTGAGCAGTTATTACGGTTTCCGTCAACATGATACACATCCAATTGTCTGGAAACAGACGCCCTGAAACCACATAGTTCACATTTCTTGTTTTTTTTATATCCCGCCGATTGCCATTTTGCCATTCTTCCGGTTTTTAAATTTTTCTTTTTACGAATACAAGAATCACACAAACTTCTCCAATAAATTTTGTTGTTCTTACGGTAGGCATAGGCCCTTGGTTTTGATTGGCACTTACTGCACAAAGGTCTTTTCATAACTATATTTAATGTGCCCTATATAGGTACCAAATTTATAACAATTTTACCGTATTTTAGGCAAAACGCTATAAATACATTCAGTTATACTTGCAAGGAGAACTAAATGGCATTAACATCACCAGGAGTTGAAGTTTCAGTAATAGATGAGAGTTTCTATGTACCGTCAGACGCGGGCACGACTCCATTACTGATCGTAGCAACAGCACAAGACAAATTAAACGGTGCGGGCACAGGCACGGCACCAGGAACACAAACATCAAATGCAAATCAAGTTTATTTGATTTCATCACAAAGAGAATTAACAGAGACTTTCGGAGATCCGAAATTCTACACAGACGCTTCAGGAAATCCTATCAACGGATATGAACTGAACGAATATGGTTTACAAGCGGCATACAGTTTCTTGGGTATAGCAAACAGAGCCTTCGTTATGAGAGCCAATGTTGACTTAAATGAATTACAAGGTAGCGCCAGTGCTCCTACTTCGGCACCAACTGACGGAACTTACTGGTTTGATTTAGGAAGTTCGGTTTACGGAATATTCGAATGGTCACGAACCAATCAAGCCTTTACAACCATAACTACTACTTTGATCACTAACACAACAGATCTAGTCGGCAATACTTCAACAGGTGCTCCAAAGACAAGTGTGGGAAGCATAGGAGATTATGCGATCAATACAACACATGTCACAAACAAAATCTATTACAAAAACGATTCCAACGCTTGGGTACAACTAGGAAGCACAGCATGGCACACTAGTCATCCTACAATAGAAGGAACTGAAACATCAGGCACGATCACTTCTGGACACAGCATTGTGATCAATGGTGTAACAGTTACATCTGCTACAACTTCTAGATCTACTTTCGCAACTTACATCAATAACACAGCGAATGTACCAGGTGTGACAGCGGCAGTTGACAGTGTGACAGGAAAATTCCAGTTATTCATCAACGGTCTTGCTTACGGAGATTCAACAGCAGACAACACAATAAGAATTGAGAATGGTTCAGGTACAATTTTAACTAACCTAGGAATAACTGCCGGCTTATACAAAGGACCGGAATTCCTACAAGCACCTCATACATCAAGACCAACTTGGAAAACAGCAGACGACAACAGACCTAACGGTTCGGTTTGGTTCAAGACAACCACTCCGAATTCGGGTGCTGATCTTTCTGTCAAATTATACAGTGGTTCAACAAGTTCATTTGGAACAGTTGACTCTCCATTGTATGCTACCAACCACTCCGCGATCTATAACCTGGATCCTGCAGGTGGTGGTGCCAACTTGTCAACTGGTCAACTTTATGCTCAGTACAACGTAACTGAACAAAGTGTACTTGGACAATTCGATGGCACGCCAGCACTTGGCGATTTCCAACTGTTTAGATACGAAGGTGGAGCAACCACAATCACTTCTAATAATAAAAATCCAAGTTTCACAGCAAACGAAACATTCAAAGTTCAAGAATCTATCAAGAACCAAGAAGCACTTGATACAGCAAAAACTGTAACTATGATTTCTGGAGATGGTTCTACCCTAGGCGATGCTGAAGATTTTGTAACAGCATTCACTACAGCAGGATTCACGAACTTGACAGCAGAAGTTATCACGTCAGGTGAGAACAAGGGTGCTATCAAGATCACTCATGCCCTAGGCGGTGACTTTAGAATGTGGAATGTTTCAGGAACTCCACTTGATGATGCAGGTTTTGGTACAGCCAATGCTCATTCATATGGAACTTTCACAGTAAATTCAACAACCTTAGTTGACAACTTATATGATGCTCCAGCAGGCGACACAGAAGACTCAACAACACCGTCTGATGTTGTTGCTACAAACTGGAAGAGATTAAGTTACACAGCATCAGCAAGTGCTCCAACAAATGAACCAGCAGACGGAACATTGTGGTACAACACAAACTTAGATGCCGACATCATGGCTCACAACGGAACGACTTGGGTTGGATACAAAAACTTATATTCAAGCACAGATCCAAATGGACCACAGTTCAGTGCTACCGCACCGACTACTCAATCAGATGGAACACAATTAGTGGCAAACGATTTATGGATTGATACAAGCGATTTAGAAAACTATCCAAAAATTTATAGATACGACACTAGTGCTTCAATTTCATCATCAAATACAAACAACGGAGTAGTAGTAACTACAACCGGTGCTAGATGGGTGTTGATCGACAGCACAGATCAAACCACAGAAGACGGAATTGTTTTCGCTGACGCTAGATGGCATACATCTACAGATAAAGCGGCAGACGGCAATACCCAGGCAGGTACAGCATCAAGCATTAAAGATTTATTAAGTGACAACTTCTTAGATCCAGATGCTCCAAATCCAACTCTTTATCCAAAATCAATCTTGTTGTTCAATACAAGAAGATCAGGTTACAATGTTAAAGAGTACAAAAACAATTACATCACTACAACTGCATATCCTGGATCAGGATCATCAGGTTTAGGTAACGTTAGATTCTCAAATGAATCAGTGGCAGGTTACTATCCAGATAGATGGGTAACTAAATCAGCAAACAACGACAACGGTTCCGGTGTGTTTGGAAGAAAAGCACAGAGAAAAGTTATCACGGCACAAATCAAATCAGAGATCAACACAAACCAAGCAATCAGAGAAGACCAAAGAGGATTCAACGTACTTGCTTGTCCGGGTTATCCAGAAGCGATTTCAGAAATGATCAACTTAAACACCGACAGAAACAACACAGGGTTTATTATTGGAGATACACCTTTAAGATTACAGGGAACATCTACATCAATAACAAATTGGGCCAACAATTCTGCTAGTGCCAGTGACAACGGAGAAGACGGATTGGTTAGTTCTTCAGAATACTTAGGAATATTTTATCCTTCAGGAAGAACAACTGATAACGCAGGCAACAACATTGTTGTTCCGCCTTCACACATGATGTTGAGAACCTTTGCTAACAACGACAACGTTGGATTCCCATGGTTCGCACCAGCAGGTACAAGAAGAGGAACTGTAGACAATGCGACAGCAGTTGGTTACATAGATTCAGAAGGTGAGTTCTCTCAAGTGGCACTTACAGAATCTGCTAGAGATGCCATGCATGTTGCTAAGGTCAACCCAGTAACATTCTTTTCAGGAGCAGGAATTGTAAACTTTGGAAACTTAACTAAAGTTTCAGGAAGTTCTGCTTTAGATAGGATCAACGTGGCAAGGTTAACAGTGTATCTAAGGTCACAACTAGATGCTATAGCCAAACCATTTATCTTTGAACCAAACGATGAATTAACAAGAAACGAAATCAAACAAGCAGTTGAGTCATTCTTGTTAGAATTAGTAGGACAAAGGGCACTGTTTGACTTCTTAGTAGTGTGTGATGACACAAACAACACACCAACAAGAATAGACAGGAATGAATTGTATGTGGATATTGCAATTGAACCAGTTAAATCGGTTGAATTCATTTACATACCTTTAAGAATAAAAAACACAGGAGAGATAGCAAACCTAGGCAATTAATCCTCGGTAAGTAAAGGAGCAATATGGCAATATCAACACTTTCAAAATTTACAGTACCACTAGCAAACGACCAAAGTTCAGCATCACAAGGTTTGTTGATGCCAAAACTACAGTATAGGTTTAGAGTAGTTCTTGAAAACTTTGGTGTATCTACACCTAGGTCAGAACTTACAAAACAAGTAGTGGATTGTACAAGACCAAACTTAACATTTGAAAACACAACTTTAGATGTTTACAACTCAAGAGTATACATCGCTGGTAAACACACTTGGGAACCGATCACAATTACATTGAGAGATGACGTGAACAATGCGGTTTCTAAACTTTGCGGCGAACAGGTACAGAAACAGTTCGACTTCTTCGAACAGTCAAGTGCCGCTTCAGGTATCGATTACAAATTTACAACTAGAATCGAGATGCTTGATGGTGGTAATGGCGCTTCTGCACCAAACATCCTAGAAACATTCGAACTTTATGGATCATACGTTGAGTCAGTAAACTATAACTCATTGGCTTACGCAACTAGTGATCCAGCAACTATCACATTGTCAGTAAGATACGACAATGCTGTACAAACTCCACAAGGTACAGGTATAGGAACGGCTTTAACAAGAACAGTAGGCACACTATCAACAGGTGGTGGTATTTAAAGTTTAGGTTAGCAATTATAAACAAGAAAAGCGCCATTATAGGCGCTTTTTTTGTGGCCATAAATACAAGGTATGCCAAGTATCAATAACTTTCTAAATAGTTTTTCAAACGGTCTTCCAGGAACGAAAGACTATCAACACGCATCTCGTTTATACATCGACGACAATTATAGGTTGATGCCTAAACAGAAGTTTCTGTTCCATGTGGTTTTTGACATCGACGACGACACTTTCACAAGAGAATTCTCTTCCAATGAAAAGTCGGAATTGAACATGTTGGTCAAGTCGGTCGACTTGCCAAAATATAATCTCAACCTCGAGGAAAAACAACAGTACAACAAAAAAACCTACGTGGGCACAAGGATAAGTTACACCCCTATCAATCTTACTTTCCATGACGATCACTACGACATAGTGAATGCCTTCTGGAAGGCGTATTACGAATACAATATTGTAGATTCGATCACCGTGGCATCGACCGGCGGATTAAACAATCAACGAGACACAATGTACGACAGTGAAAATAAAATTACTAGAACACAGTTTGGAATGGACGGAAGGCAAAAAAGGAAACACCCATTATTGAGATCTATTCAAATTTTCGCACTACACAAACAGGATTTTACAAGTTTCACTTTGATCAATCCAAGAATAGGATCTTTCTCACATGACGATCTAGACCAAGCAGACGGTGGAGGGATCATGGCAAACACAATGCAGATATTTTATGAGACTGTGCTCTATTCGGCCGGAAATATTACAAAAAACAATCCACGTGGTTTTGCCACAGTACATTATGACAGAGAACCTTCTCCACTAACAGCATTGGGTGGTGGTACCACATCTATTTTTGGACCTGGAGGAATAGTAGACGGAATTGGATCCGTGATAGGAAGTGCCAGAGAAGGAAATTATTTAGGTGCGGTGCTACAAGGGATCAACACATATAACAACGCAAAAAAAATTAAAGCCAAAGATGCAGTCAAAGAAGAATTGAAAGGTATTGTAAAAGAAGGAGTGATAGGTTTAGGTAGACAAGCGGGCACAATAACAAATCCTGCTGGGCAATATTCAATAGGAAATGTTGGTACTCAGGCCGCTCTTTTGGGTGTTACTGCCGCCACAGCCTATGGCATAGCAGACTCAAATAAAAAACAAAAAAATAACACAAACACTGTTGTGAATAATCCTGTGCTTGACACACAAAATTTTTACAGTCCTTCTGAAAGTTTTAATTTAGTTTCTACGAATCAGGCGTTGAGAGATGAAGTTTCTGCAGGAATATACTTCAAGGTTGTGGGTGCTAGACAAGGACTAACAGTTGCCCAAAGTAATGTTGCCTACAATGCCTTGGACCAAAATGCCAAAAATGTTTACAGGTCGAGAACACTAACCGACATAACTAAATTAGTCACAGAGGGTTACGTCAAGATCAACAGACAAACTCTCGATGTAACCATTGTAGCAGAAAAGGCCAATATATAATGAAAGAAATATTCACAAATCTTCCTACTAAAGACAAAGACAATTTCGCAAAAACAATACAAAGTTTGACCGACAGGCAATATTCAGAAAATTTCCAATTTAATCAAAACGATTATGATGCCGCGGTAGGATTTTTTGTGAAAAGAGGATTTGACAGACAGCCGGCCGAGGAAACAGCATACGTTGTTTTACAACAGGCAAAAATTGACGGAGTCTCGTCTCAATCTATATTGGATCTTTTGGGTAAAGCAAATCCTGCCACCCTTTCTGAATTAATATCTGTCATACTGAACGCCAACAGATACAAATCAAGCAGACTGGGTGTAAGAAATACAAAAAATATTTCTGATTTTACTTCAAGAAATATCTTATCATAATGAAATTTGCAAGAGGAAAATTCTCTCCGCGTAATCCTGGAAAATATGTCGGAACAAAAACACCAACATACCGATCAAGTTGGGAACACTCGTTCATGAGGTTGTGTGATGAACACCCCAATGTCTATCAATGGGCCAGTGAAGCAATAAGAATACCATACAGACATCCTATTTCGGGAAAATACACAATTTACGTTCCAGATTTTTTCATTGTCTATGTGGACAAGAATGGAAAAAAACATGCGGAAATGATCGAAGTTAAACCAATGAATCAAACCACCATGGAGCGAGCAGGCAGGAGTGCGGCAAAGCAAAAACAAGTGGTAATCAATCATGCCAAATGGGAAGCCGCGAATGCCTATGCCAACCAAAGACGTATAAAA